CATTACGCTGATAATCATCTAACACACGATGTTCTACTTCTTCTGGATCAGTCCAACGCTGCAACATCATGTTGTTCCATGCGTATCCTTTTTTATCTCGGTCTTCAAAAGCTTCCGTAAGACCAACCTTCGTTTTAGTGCCTTTGACCCTGACCCCAGGGTATGCTGAGAAGATGTTATCCGATGAATCGCCGCGCATACACTTCTCGAAGAGTAGCCATGCCGGATTAACTGGCGCTTTAGGTTCTTTAGTTTTCTTATCGATGACAATCTTTCCTTTATCATTGAACGTTCCTTCTAATGTGATTAGTTCGTCGGTTATACCGTTATATTGTTTGACATTTGGTGCTACTAGCTGAACTATGTCGGTATCACTACTGACAACAACATGTTCATCACAGGGATGTAATGCGATCCAACGAGCCATAACATCATCACCTTCTGCTATTGGACATCGGATGACACTACAGTTTGTTTTCTCAGACAAATATTTAGTCAAGGATTCATATGCCTCCCAGAACATTTTGTCTTCTTCTATCTGTTGATCTGTTAGTGCTTTTTTAGCTTCTGCACGATTGGCTTTGTATGGTTTGTAAAAATCTTTGCGCCATGATCGCCCTTCAAGAGCAAACACTACATGATCAGCATTTACCATTCTTGCCACTTTATTGGCAGAAGAAAGAATGATATGTAAACAAAATGCTGCTTTTTCTTCTGAAGAAGAAGCACGAGATGCTATATGCCTGGCACGAAAGAACAGATTTGCGGTATCTATAAGAATATATTTCATATGCTAAGTGTAACAGATATACAGTATAATGTCAAATAAAATTGTGTGAGATTATGTAATTTAGTAAAAATTTATTCTAAAATTAAAAATCATTCATTACCTTTTGTAAATCTGGTATCATAACTTCCGTATTTAAATTACGCTCGGCTGCGAGTGAGGCTATCTGGCGCTTGACATCATTCCAATCAACAGAGCTATCCATTTTTAAATAACCAATTGATAATTTATAGAAATCTTCTCTAGAAGTTTTCAAGTCACCAACGTTTTTACTACTAAATTCAGTTATTAATCTAGTCTTTACTTCTTTTGGTAGTGTTTGAACAGATTGCCATCTTGGGCTATTAACCCACATGAAATCAGCAGTCCAGTTTGGAAAATCTTTTTTCATGAAATTTATAAAATCTTCCATGGTAAATATATTGAAAATATTTACTACACTATGTGTTTTAAGTATAATATTATCAAAATGTTTCCACCATGTTTCATACACTCGCATGGTTTCTACTATATTTTCAAATTTACCTGGCCAACGATTCCAGTCATTAACTAGTTCCATTCCATCTATACTAACCAGAAACTTAACTTTTTTACATTTTTCTATCAATGCTTTTAATCGTGGATTAGGTAGAATGGTACCATTAGTATTAACAACCAACTCAACTCCAGATAGATTCACCGATTCTAATAGATCACAAAATCTGTCTGATTCCATAAATGGCTCGCCACCAAGTATCTTAAGAGTTTTTAATTTTGACAAATCCCATTGTGTCCAATCAAACTTATTATCAATAAGTTTCATACCACGACGACCTGCTTTAATATTTTCAGTGCTCCATTTAGTGGAATTAAAATCACCACATCCAACACATGCCAAGTTACATAGATTACTAAATGAAACTTCAAGATCTTCTAGTGGAGCTAATTTATTTTCAGTAGGCACAAGATATTGTAAACTACTAAGTCTGCCACTATGAGTGCCAACAGATTCCATTTCGTAACATTTTTCGCAACCCTTTACTGGATTACCTGCTAGCATGTCTTCTCTGATGTTATTCCATTCAATAGAATTTCTGGCATCATTTGTAGTATTGCTATTGGTCTTATTTATATTTCCATTAGCAGAAAGCCAGTAGCAGCATGGTTTTACTATTCCAGTTGGATATATGCAAGCACCACGCCATGGATACGAACACAGTGATTTGTTTTCAGACACTAGCTGACCTCGCTTCGACCATCACCCATATCTCGTGTTTTTACAACACGATTGCTCATAGCTTCATATTGTTCATATGTTTCCAATACTACATTTCTGCATACATTAGTAAACCAACGATCCACAATGTCAGCATCAGTATCATTCTGATCCATCATGTAACCATGCCTGACTAGATCAGCAATAAACTTTGCATTCCAGTCTAATTCAAAAGAACCCATGCCCATACCATTTGGATCAACATCCATGCTAACAATATTAACATAGGCTTCACCACGATCAGTGGCTAACTCTTTAGCTGTCTTAACTGGTGAGGTAGGTGCTGCTTTTTCCACTGGTTTCTTTGTAAACCATCTTTTAATCATTTTAAACATATCTATTATTCCTAATGCTGCGTCTGGTGTTAACATTTACCTGCCACGCCGAAAGGCATCTGCCCCTATGCGACTGTACCCAAGATGTCTATTTAGTTCACGGCGATCTTCTCGCTTTGCTATTCTTTCTTCTTTAGTTAGACGAGGCCTAACAAACTTCATATGTGGAGCAATATCATTGTCAAATATCTGTGCCATTTGCTTCCATAGAAACTCACGCTCAGCTTGTGTTGTGCCTGACGATATTTTACTGGCAAAGTCATCACCCTCAGGCTTGTCTAGTCCATAATCATGACGCCAGGTGTAGCACATACTAGTTATGATTTGTTCTCTCGTTTTCATATTCTCTTTCCCATTTTAAATGACTATTCATTGCTCCACCGCAGCAGAACTTACTGTCTACTCTAAATTTAACTCCATTTAAAGTAAATGGTTTTAATACACGATCTCCATTCCACCAGCCACGTTCACATGTAATATAACCTTCTGACTCTAGTTTATTGCGTAGTGCTTTGAACTCAGGGCTATCGTCATTTCTAATTGAGGTAAACTGGTGAGTGCCTTTTAAAATCTTAATCAAATCGTTTGCGGTAGGATTCTCTGGATTCTCTAGATAACTACGTACAGAGCGTATAGATACATCAAACGGTTTTGATTCGTCAATTGTAAAATGCATGTTAGTCGTTTTTATCGCCAAACAATTGTAACAAATTAAGGAAGATGTTAATAAAGTCAAGATATAATGTCAACGCACCTGTTACTTCAACTGCTGAACTAGAGTCAACACTAACCATTTCACGAATTTGTTGCGTATCGTATGCTGTCAATCCAAGAAAGATAATAATAGCTAACGCACTAATAACCATTTGCATTACAGTACTACCGATAAAGATATTAACGATACTGGCAATAACAATGGCGATTAAACCAATAAACATAAACTTACCAAGACTATCTAAACTCTGTTTAGTAAAATAACCATAAAAACTCATAGTGCCAAATAATACAGCAGCACCCATAAATGCGCTAACAATTGATCCCATTGTAAATATGGCAAAGATTGTAGCAAAGCTCAATCCCATTAGTGCCGCAAATCCATATAAACATAATAGAGCAGTACTTTTGCCTGGGCTACGTGCCAATATCATAGCAACACCAAACACTGCTGCTAGTGGAGCAAAAATTACAATCCACTTTAAAATTCCTGTGAAAAAGAATTTTAACAATTCAGGACTAGTTCCAACAAAGTAACTGACTAACATTGATACGATTACTGCTAAACTCATATACCCATAGACGCGGCTCATTGCGCTATTGACTTCTTCTGCTGACCGATAACTTAATTCTACTGTATCGGTGTCTATCTGATTTGTATTAAACATAATAATCTCCTATTTTAAAAATCATTTATTCCACCAGTTTTCCCATGGGAATTCAACCTGGCAATCTTCGGTAAACTTATTAATTGTAACAGAGCTATAGTTAATAGCAAGCTCTGATTTGCTCACTTCGTTATCGTATAAGGTAGCTATACGAGTACTCTTTCCCCATACATAATCCCAACGTTCATCATGTCCCAAACAGCCGTCTTCCCAATCCTGTTTAATCCAATCAAATTTATCGCCTGTGTAATTGATATCGTTAACGATGAGAATTTGCTTTGGGGAATCTAAATAGCCATATGCTTCTTCAGCCATCCATAAGTTAGATTCACATTCAGTGTCGTTATTATCAATCTGCAAACGAACCTGTAGAGTTTCCATCGGAACATTTAAATATTGACTAATCAATGTAGCAGGAACAAGACCACCATGAGTAAGCCCAACTACATAGTCAGGTTTCCAATTATCTAGATAAATTTGTCGTATAATGTCCTGACACATGCCTTCAACATCTTGCCAAGTTACAGTTACTTTTTTCATTGTAAATCCTATAGATTGAGTAAAGTTAAATTATACACGATCTATAGGAATTTGTCAATTTAAAATTTGCCGAATACCCTCTTCAAAACTCAAAGGATTGTAATCAGGCATAATTTCACGCAGCTTAGTAAGATCAGGACGACGATTAGCCACAGATCCTGGCATACTGGGTAGCTCTTCAAATACAGCATCAGGGTGACCCAGTTCATTTGCGATAACACGAACAGCATCACCAATTGATATTTCACGATCATTTCCAACATTTACTAGTACACGATTGGCATTTTCGGTGACATAGATACTGGCACGAATAGCATCACTTACATGACAGAATGATCGTGTTTCATGGGAACCAATGACTGAGAATACACCATTCTTAATCTTATTAATTTGATCACCAAGAAAGTGCCCTTGTTTTGAATTCTCGCCATATACATTGAAGTACCGCAGCATAACATAAGGCAATTCAGAATTAGCCAGAAAGTTTTCACTGGTAATCTTAGCTAAACGATAACTCCAGCGTGCGTTATGTATATCTTTAATGAATACATCTGAGTTTTCGGTAACAGGACTAACAGGATCATCAGCGACAACTTCAGAGCTTGATGCATATACTAACCGCTTAAGATTTTTACACTTGGCGGCAAAATTGAATATATTGATATCACTGATAAAGTTGTTTTCCAATACCTTATTTGGCATTTTATAAAAGTTAGTGGTGCCGTTAATAGCACTATAATGGTAAATGTAATCAAAATCACGGGGTAATGATGATAGTCCAATAAATCTATCATTTGCCAACAAATCCATTTTATACCATTCATCACAAGGAGGAATAGTTTCACTGCGACTATGATTATCAACCGCCCAGACTTCGTTACCTGTCGCTTTAAGCTGGTGGCAAAATTCTGTGCCTAATAATCCACTGGCACCTGTTACTAAGATTTTACTCATTATTCACCTTTGCGTTATCATCAATAAGAGCTTGAATCATTGAAAACTCTAGTCCTAAACTTTTAACAAGATTGTTCCATGCACTTGTATCTTTTGGCAAACAATGTCCGCCGAAACCACGAAGGTTCTCATTACACATTAGATAAGCAGGGTTGATACTATCACGTTGAATGATAGCGTTATATACATTGTTGTAATCTACACCTAGTTTTTTACATACTTCATATGCAATGTTGGCAAATATAATTTGGGTAGCATGATTTACATTGTTAAAATATTTTACAACTTCTGCCTCTGCTGGTTTAACACATGCAACATTCTTTGGCAAGTTACCGTGTATTGCTTTCATCATGACATAATCTTCATCACGAGTACTGCCGATAATTAGAAGATCATGATTGTACATAAAATCAGCTAATGCTGTCTTTGCACGAAGAAATTCTGGCACTGAGCAAATACGTAGTTTAGGATATTCTGCTGATAAGCGATCACATGTGCCAGGTACTACTGTACTTTTAATACTAACTAGACCCTTATATTCAGCTGCGTGTAATGCTGATATAACACTTTCTACAATACTAGTATCACAATCTCCATTTGCAGCTTGATTAGTTGGTACACTGATAAACACACAATCTGTGCCTAAGATATCATTGATTGTTGATCCATCATATGCTGGATCAAAAAAACTCATTTCATGTCCTAGATGATTAAGACCTTCGTATACTGCCTTGCCTACCGTTCCCTTGCCTATAATTCCAATTTTCATTTTATTTCCTCTGGATACTTCATATCAACTAATTCATTACCTTCAGTTGATGTCATGTTTAAAATTGCTTGCGCTACTTCATCTGGCTCTAGGCAAATAGCTTTAGTTGACATATCTATCATTGGTGTACGAGTTCTTACAGGATTAATTAGCCCTAATGTTATATTAGATCCTAAAAAATACTCGCAAGCTCCTTGCCATACATTATATAGTGCGGTTTTACTGGCAGCGTATAAAATATAGCTCTTTCTTACTGAGTTATAGGAACTAGATCCTACCATAATAATTTTTACTGGTTTGGTGCTTTTATTTTCCATGTAATGTTTGATAATGCTCCAGTTAGAGCCAACATTAATGTTCATAGTTTTAAAATGAGTTTCTTTATTGGTATCGTCAAAATGCCCGACACAGTTAACAACCACGTCAGGCATAATTTTTCTTAATAACTCATCTACTTGAGGCTGACTTTGTATCCATTCAAAGTCAATTTGTTTACTACTAATAGAATATACCGTATATCCAGCTGCATCAAATGCAGCACAAGTAGCACTACCTATACCACCTTTACCACCAAATATAACTACTTTCATTCTGGAATAATAGAATCAACTCTTACTGTATCTGTTTCGTAATCTTCGCCACCACGGGGACCTTCAGCAAAGGCTATAAAAACACATCCATGCTCACCAGATTTCATAGCATGAATTTCTTTTGGATCACTGATGATAAAATCTCCAGGAACAGCTTCATAAGCTGAAACTGGTTCTGATTTATCTACGGGCTGAGAGTAATAAGTTAATCCACCTGCTAGAACATACGTATATTGAATTGTATGGTTGTGATAATGGTTACCACGCACCGCACCTGGATTATTACTAATGATACAGCCGTGATTAATAGATTTCTTGTAAAAGATATCTACGATAGATCCACGCTCATCATCGAATGAGCCTAGGCCTGGTTCTGTGTTGATAGCAACGTTGTAACATTTCATTGTGATAGAAACCTTGTATTTGGATTAATTTTTAGTAACGCTTGCTTTAGTGGTTCGCCGATGTTCCAGCTTAATACTAACGCATATGGTTTTTCATGTAGCGCAAATTCTTCGTCACCCTTAATAGGAATTCGTGATAGTGGAGTATATTTACCCTGTTTAAATTCACTAGAATCAGTAATACAATGTAGGAGAGTCTTATCTAGTTTGTGCCAGTTGAGCCAGGTATTTGCCTTTGCGGCTGCGCCCACGCCAATAATAACGGCATCTGGCTCATCAGCTAGAATTTGGTAAAATTTGCGAAGCCACTCATTGCGCTGTTGTTCAAATTTTGTCTGTAGCTTGTTATAAAATTTATAACTAAACAAACCCATTGCTGTTTCTTTTTCAATTGCACTTTGTACTAGAACTGGCATTCCATTACCGGTATCCATTTTAGCAATAACACGCAGACTTCCACCGTGGTAATCAACCACATCATAATCTACAATTGTCATTCCAACTTGCTGTAGCAAATTCCAAACACTCTTAACCGTAAAGTAAGAAATATGTTCGTGGTACACCATGTCCATAAAACGACCGCTTTCAACCATGCTGGCCCAGTATGGTACTTCAAAGACAAACAAACCTTCTTTGTCTAGCAAATGTGTAATACCTACTGCAAACTCAATAGGATCATTGGCATGATTGAATACATTATTAGCCATGATCAAATTTGCTCTTCCATGTTTGTATTCTAGCTTATCAGCTAATTCAATGTTAAACAATCCTTTAACTGTGTTAACTCCTGCTGCCTTGGCAATTTTACACATGTCTTTGGATGAGTCAACACCTAGGGCAGTGACACCATCTTCTTGGAATTGTTTGATTAGATATCCGTCATTGCTACCAATCTCTACAACTAATCCCCTAGGATTAAATTTATTCTTGATGGTAGTGGCATATTCGTCCCAGTGATCTCTTGCTGTCTTAGAATTGGAACTGGTATAACTATAACTATACAAGTTATAGCGATCCTTGGCATCACTGGCATAACCCAGTTGAATGCCACCTGATTCCGAACTTAAATATAACTGGAGCGGGAATACAGGCTCAGATAAATTTAATTGATTTTCAGCAATGAATGTATCAGCGTATGCATGTTGCCCAAAATCTAAAATCTTGGTCACTGGAGCATTGCTGATTACACATTGCCATAAATGTTTACTTTCTGTGATTTTACTCATTATCTTTTTACCGTTGTTTGTGTCATTTGTTTGTTGATATCATTGGCCCTGAGTTTTTCCCAGGGATCTTGTTTTCCTGCTTTAACATTATTCCAAAATGTAATGTCTACATTTTTAGATTCTAAATAGGCAGCAATAACATTAGTATCTGCTACTCTGCCATTGCCATACGAAAAGTGATGGAAGTCTAGTGGGTTATTAGGATTCCCTTCTAGTATATCACGTTTTTGATAAGTTGTGTCATTATTATTGCCAGTTAAATCATGTCTGTCATGCGTAGCATAAATTTCTACAATTTCCATAATGTCTAGCATATAAGCAATCTGGCTGAGTTCAGCGTCAGTCATTTGGTGTCGAGATACAAATCCAAATAAATCATACCATTCCTTGGGATATATAGGAAAAATTGAATAAGGATGTTCGCGGTGAACATGAATCTTAAGCAACTTGAATTGACCGGCATGATTAGTTACAATTCTGTCCCAGCCTGTAGTTTCCATAAGCGCATCATCATTCCATACGAATAACCAATCGGCATTTGCTTGAACTGCTAGACCGTTATAATAACGATTCAAACCATTATAGCCCATAGGTTCAAATACTACTACGCTATATGCTACACCTTTATCTTCTAACCAAGGTTGGATGTCAGTGGAAAAATATTTTAATCCCACTTCGTCATCATTGTCAAATCCCAGCACTAGTTGTACTGAATCTACATCAAGTGCGCGATTGAAGACACTGATAATACTAAATTTTAATGCTGTTGTCCTAGCCCTAGTTGGTAATAATACTGCTATTTTGTATTCGTTTGTGGTGCTGGTCATCTCTATCCTTTTACAGTTGAGTTATTTACTGAATAATGTTAGTAGTTAATAATTTTATTTACTACTGTATAAGATGTTACCGTCGAAGCATTTCCATTGACACCAACTGTCCTACTGCATGAGCAATGTCCTCACCTTCTGGAATAACATGAGCTACGATATCCCACTCACGCTCTTTTTTATCCCATGATTTAATTTCTAGGACACATCCACCACGAGCGGGCAACATGGAAAATTTAACAGCCTTGTCCATATTAATTTCATGATCATCCACCTGATTACTTGCCAACTTCATATCTGTTTCTTCCACAACGTGTGGTTCATTGTACTGCTCACGTTGGGCGTCTGCTACCCATTTAAGCAGTAATTTTTTAGCCCATTTCATTGTAATTTCCTTTCATTATCAAGATTCATTAGATGTTTGGCAAATTCTGGATCTTCTTGCATCAAATCTTCTAGATTTACTACATCTGCCATATTCTCGATTTCATCCCCAGTTTTACCCGCAAACTTTGCTTGAATGTCTGTAATGAGTTTTTCAAGTTCTTCTTGCGTACCATCAAAGTTATCAAAACATCCTGGCGCAAAAACAACTTTGATTGAGTTGATTTCTTCATCGTCATCGTCGCCCCAATCAATTTCTTCAATATCTTGTAATGCTGCGTATTCTTCTTCCGATAGTGCGTGACTGCTATCGCAATAGCCTTCCAGATCTCTGGTACGACCACATCCACACTTAGCAAAGTTTTTAACCATTGGTGTCATTTACCTTCTCCGTTAATAATAATACCAGACAGCCGCCAGATTTCATTCCAAATTGGTTCATATGGCCTTCTTTCAAGTGTCATCTTACCTGGTTTTTCTTTCCAAACCTTATCGGCATATTGATTAATAGCTTCGTTCAATAGTTCTTGAGTGCTCATTTATTTTCCTCAGTTAATAGTAATATAATATCAAGTTGCTCTTGTGCGTGTTTGGCAGCAGCAAGGGCATCTGCTACTGCAGGTTTAGTTTTGGCCAATTCTTCTGCCCTATGTTCTTGTGCCATTTTCTTATCGGCCCAATCCATTATTGCTTCTGCACGTTTAGTTAACGCAATTGTTACACCCCCACCGCACATGACCATCCAAGAAGTGCCATTCCAAAACTCTTGTTGTCCATTTGAAACTCTAACCGCACCATGCATGGGGTTAGAGCTAGGTGGCATATATGGTATGCTACCACTGACAGTTGAAATTTCTATCCATGGTCCTCCTACTTTAATATGATCAATCATCACTATCCTCATCTGGACGGCTAAGAGCATCAATCATTGCTTGCTTTTCTTTTTCTTTAAGGTCATTGATATCATGTTTGTCAAAGCGATATCCATATTTCATGGATGGCATTAGTGCTACTTTTTCAAATAGATCCATCTGCTTTGCTGTGACACTAAAGATGTGACCCTGAATTGATCCATTTACTGAATCATTTTTAAGTTTAGATGTACTTTTACTAGTGCCAGTCAAAGTATTAGTCCACAAGTAATACTCTGCGTCAATAGCATTGACAAAATCACTTAATTGAGCATCATCTTTTTTCTTTGCCCAGGCAATGTATAGATTGTCAGAGTTATAAAGACTATCATATTCTTCTTGAGTTGTCGTCCGTCGTTCAAAAATTTCATGTAGAGTTGGCATATAATCGTCGGTTCCTGTTACTACTATTAGTTGGTTAATGGATTTAGTCATAATGTATTGTACTATAACAAAAAGAATGTGACAAGCATTTTGGTATATAAATATTCCTATGAAACGTGCCGTCTTATGTGTTGACAATCCACAACACTTTATCCCTCAGTTAACAGATCATTCTATCATGATTATAAATCCTAATGCCCCTGAAGCTAGGAATAGATATCTTTTAGACAACGCTGACTGGAGTTTATACATTACTAAAGATCAAGAAAAAGTTAGAAACGGCAACGATTATCCTAACGAAAGAGTACTTTGGTATACATCAGGTACCACAGGAGATAGTAAGTTTTGCAGTTTCACACAAGCACAGCTAAACAACATGGCTGCTACCATCGTTAGCTCATACAATTTGACAGCTAACGATAGATATACCAGCATCATGAGTCTATGGCATGCCCATGGACAGGGTTTTTACTGGGCAACACAGTTAGCAGGATGTGAGACTACCTACATTACTATGAAAGATATTAAAACCTTTCCATCCACTAAGCCAACTTTTATAACGGCCATTCCTGATGTACTAAGGGTTATTGCTGAATTAGATTTTGACAATTTAAGATTTATACGCTCTGCCAGTGCTCCTATGCCATCCGATTTGTATCACAAGTTAAACTCAAAGTTTAATGTGCCTATTGTAGAAGCGTTTGGCATGACAGAGGCAATGAGTCACTGTTTCACTAATCCACTTGCTGGTCCACAACGAGTTGGTACAGTAGGACTGCCTGATGGCATAGAAGCTAAGATTGAAAATGGTAATTTAATGATCAAGGGTTTTAATATTTGCCATGGTGATTGGTATGATACAGGAGACCTAGCTGAGCAAGATGAAATGGGCTACTATCGTATATTAGGCCGTAGTAGAGATCAAATTAATGTCAAAGGTTCTAAAATCAATCCTGTAAGTATAGAACGACAACTATTACAAAATATTTCCGGAATGAAAGAATGTGTTGTATTTGGAACTGACAGGGTTAAGTGTTTATACGTTGGTGCATGTGATGAAAATAGTATTAAGAACTTCTTAATAAGTTTAGGTAAACATTGTAAACCAGTTGTACTTAAATCAGTAGATACAATTCCACTTAGTCCAGCTGGAAAAATATCTAGGGCTTTATTAGATTTCTGTCACTAAGAAACTTATATATCTCATCAGCATACCAACGATATGCTGCATCAGTTGGATGTAATGTTTTTTCATCCCACATGTTCATATTTTTAGCTTGCCTAAAAAGGCTTCTGGGGTGTACATAATTCCAATCAATTTTATTGTAATAGTTTTTAAACTGTTTAAGTTGTAGTAACGTTCTATACCAAACAAATGTATATGGTATACCATATGACTTAAGAGTAGACTGTAATGATAATACATTAGTTAGCATTATCTGATGATTAGTTTCATACTTTGGCATGACACAGAAATACTGTTCAAAAATTTTATTTTTATAACCAATAGTATCAATAAATGGCATTATTTCATCAGGAGTATGCGGAAAAATCCAATCTTTTTGCATATATTGCTCATGAGGATTTCCTCCATTTCTATCCCAATCAAATAATCTAAGATTATATTGTGTTCTAAATTGTATACGGTCTGCTATATTCCAAGATACCAAAACTAAATCGTAGGGTCTTTCTGTGACCTCTGCAATAACCGCATCATGCATGTATTGATTGCCACAACCTGATCGTGATATATTTACAACTTCGCAATTTAATTTTTGCTGTAGATGATAAATCCAAGTTCGTTGTGTCCACGACTTTGAAAGATCAGGCATTACTACAGAACTACCACATACTAAAATTTTCATTATAATAAATTACTTTGACAAAAACGTGGAGAAATTAATCTCCACTGTTATTTATAGTGTGGCGATACTTTTAATTTGATTTATCAAATCGTCTAGCATCTTCAACCCACATATTCTTGACATTCTTGCCCTGAACAAATTTGTTGTATTGTTGCCACGCATAACTTCTAAAGTTATACAAATCGTTTTCGTTAAAGCGATAACCATACTCCCTACAAAATTCTAAGAATGTACTTAGATCCTCTAGTGTTTGGTTAGCACGTTCGTTAGGTTTGAAAGACAATTTACCCATTTTTAATTCCTTTTAATTACTATTGTTAATGTTATTAGATGAATCTGCATCTAAGACAGTCCTGCCATAATTACTAGCATTCCACGCTCGTTCATGAAAGAAGTAAAGAATACTATTTACTACTAACGCAAAACTAACTACGCCAAGCCCAACCCAAGGATTACCACTGGCAATCCAGCCTCCTAGGAAGTTGGTAATGGTTACCGCTATACGCCAGGTAATAACCTTGACTAAACTACGAGGAATTCTTTCTTTAAATTTAAACATATTATTTGTTTTGTGCTGGAATAGTATAAGTGTAAACTGCTAAGCCCGAGTTAACAATAATCTGGGCAGCACCTTCGTCACTAATACGCATAACTTTGTCACCTGTCAAATCTAAGATAGCGATAACAGTTTTGATTGGCCATGGCCATGCTCTTTTAATATCACCAACTATGTCATGTTGAAATATGAAACTACCAGCATGTGTGCTGTGATCACCAAAGAAAAACTTTAAATGTCCATCTTCAACTTTAGCCTGGAATGTGGTTTGTTCTGCGTTTGCGGTCGCTTGCATCTTTAGACGAACAATAGCAGATGCGGTTGGTTCAAACTCAACGTTCCACTTAACACCTTTGAATTTAGGTGATTTGATTTTTTCATTGGCAAGTTCAGATGCCATGAAACGATAGCTATTTTTAAAGTCACCTGCTTTGTTTTCAAAGTTCATTTGATCAGGTTCGCCTGCTGCTTTGCGACTAATTGACAATTTAGCATCTTGCTTATATTCTTGTAAATTCAAAAGAATTTTAAGTTTTTCTAAATTTGGCATACCAAATGTACCAACAAACTCAGGCATTGGATTAATCAATCCACCTTCTAATACTACTGAACGATCTTCAGCGATACCGTTGAAATTTGTTTCTGTATCGGTTCCTACTACCCGAATTTGATTAATAGATCCTAAGCCATTTGTGTGGCTGACTAAATCTAAGAGTTGATCATGCATTTATATTTCCTTTGTTATTAAGTTTATTATAGCGTAATACTTCTTATACTTAAAGTATTTTGGCATAATGGTGTTTGAATTATTGCTTTTCAAACAGCCACAAGTCTTCAAAATTTCCATTTCTAGTTTTTTTAGCTTGTCTACTTCCACCCATCGCACTCCACTGCACTCTGTAATGCTTTACCAGAGTTAGGTGTTTTGCTGCTACATCTCTCATATCTTCGCTGATAGTTGTTACTTCTTTGGCAGCATTTCTATAATTACTAATAACAAACCCAAACTTAGCACCAGTTTTCATAACTTCTTTGCATAGCAAAATCGTTGCCTCCCAGTAACCTATCAGCCAATCGTCGTAATTGGGAAAATTGGTTATACTTTGTTCATTGCTATCATATATTTCTAAATCAAAATAAGGAGGACTAAACAGCACCGCATCAACTTGATTTTTGTATTTCCTATCAAAATTATATCTGGTAACTAGCTGTTCACTGGGGCACAAGTAAAGATCCACTGTTTTACTGGGTAATACTTCATCATCGTAAATGTTATTAAAAACAGAATCTTTCTCTGCTGTTTTATATTTTAAATATTCAACATGTAGTAAATTTCCATTTTCTATTACATCTGGTATTACATCAGTGGCAATAAAGTTTTTAAATTTACTACTATAGAACGCAGTTTGGTACGCATTCCATCCCATTACCGGAGCAAACAATGTATCACCTGTAAACAAGTTGTCAAGTATACCTTTATAAGTAGCCGGATTAAATGTACTTGGGCGGTTTGCTCCTATCATAAAAGCTTGCCAGAAAATTTTACTATCGCCTGTGTACTGGCAAATTTGATCAAAGAATGCTGGACAGGCTAAACTATTTCTTAGTTTGAACTCTTCCATCATAACCTTGAGCAAACCGAATACATACTCACTATCATTCTGATACCATTTCTTTGTATTGTAATAATTCAAGAAATTGATGTTCTTACATATTTTTCCATACTTTGCGTTGGTTCGACCAGTAAAGGTATCATTGAATAAAATATTATCATTGGGTATGTTGAAATAAAAGTCAACATTTTCTGGTAATGTGCCTTGGGTTTTAAACCATGCCATGAGAGTTTTTTCTGCGTCTATCACTAACAATTGGTATAATTTTTCCTTATACAATGGTAAGCGGTCAGCTCGGTTATCTTTCTTTCCCACTCTAGCGATAAAACTATCTAGGTCTTGTTTTACTTTGAATGTGCCTGATTTATCAGAGATATCTAAAATTTGAATTTTATTACAAAAATCTTCAAATGTCGGCTTGGGTAAGGTAAACAGAGATAAAAAATCCTGATCTGCAAAAAGTAGTTTTTTCATAGTCACGTATTTATGCCCTAACAACTTCACAGTTATTAATTACTTCTACTGTTTTATTAAGAAGACTATTACTTAAAATATGCTCTGGTAATAAAATAACATCTCTTTTTTGTGTATGTCCTAGCTCTTTATTTTTGTCTTCCCACTGCTGTCGTTCACCAAATAGATGTTGTTGAATGATGGATTTGTTATTGCTACTACTAATATCGTAAATGCGGATTAGATCTAGCGTAGCTTTATCTCTAGTGGCAAAAATGTATCGGTCATTGACAATATCACCCATAGCATGAAATTGAAAGCTAGCACTGCCATATAAACCAGAACGCTTTTTCTTTTTAAGTTGGGTAGCTTTCTGTTCAATTAGGACATCACCGGATTTACCGTCTTCGCCTGTGCGAGCAAAGTTAATATTGTATTCTGAATCGTATTGATGTACTACTTCGTGAATGCTTAAGGAGCTTAGCGTATCAGTATCTAACACATCGATACCGGTCTTATTGTATGCCTCTTCTCGTAGGGCATATATCTTACGACGATATTCGTTTAATTCTTTTACCTTTTCAAATTCTAAATACTTACTCATATATTTCCTCTATATGATATTATAGTGGTTTTACTTAGTATACACAATTATTTTGGTAATATCCGAGCCAGTGTTTGCCCACCGCGTAATGAAGTTAATGCACCTGGCTTACGTAATTCTAGCCAGGTTTGTGGCCCTTCATCATGCCAACAATAATCAATTTCATAACCTAACGTTTTGGCTAATTCAAAGATTAAGCTGCCCGGTGTATAGGAGCCATCTTTCTTCTCTTCCACCAATTTTACCGCACTCCATCGATCACAATCGTTGAATGTCATCATAAACACTCCACCTGGTCGTAGTTTAGTGTAAATTTCTTCAAGATATCGTTTAATTACTTCAAGCGGCCTAAAATTAAAAAAATGACATCCAATTATCATACCAAATTGATTATTAGGAATTTTTACTAATATTTCTTGATCTGAATCTTCTTTAATTGTATATAAACGCAATCTTTGTTGATATTGCTCATTGAATTTACTTAATACCGGCTCAATAAATTTATGACTAATATCAACTAGATATAATGGATCATACCCTACCAATTCATCAACAAATTTTTCAAAGCCAGGTCGCAAAATCATAGCAGGATAATGCCAGTCTACATTTCGTTTAACCCTGGCATAAAACAAATTAAGATTAATGTCTGGTTGCCATCTTCTACCTAGAATATGAAAAGCATCATATATACTTTCATCATGATATGAACTATAACTTTGCTGAAATAGTACTTTTTCTGCTGTTTCAATATCTTGTTTTAGGTTTGCCCTAAGTGATGCCACTTCATTATCAAAAGAATCAAATGCTGCTTTTATACTATAATGTTTATTCACAAACTTATTAAGATTTTCAGATGAATGATTATCAATCAAATATAAAAATTTATCTAGTGACGCATTTGCCTCTTGATATATAGGAAACACTGATAATTTGTCTAGTTGATTTTTGAAAAATACTAAATCGGTTACTGTCATTTAAAACTCAAATAATGATTGAAATGTGTTTTCTGTATTAGTGGCACTTGCTAAATCCCAGTTTAGAACGCTTAATAGATTATCAATTTTTTGATCAACAATAGTTGATTCCATTAAACTATCATCAAACGGCAATTCTTTGAACCATTGTGGCAATCGTTGTTCATCCGTGGGATAACCAATACTAATCCATCCTAACGGATTTGTTTTCAATTTACATACGATAGTTTTCATACCATCAACTACTGCCATACTATAATTATCACCATTCATCTTACGCAAATTATTCCAGTTCAATGCTGCACGAACGTGTCCAGGAAGATTAGCTTTGCCGGCAGCTTCTTCTTTCTTGGTGTATGATGTTAAATTATTCACACGCTTAGGTGTTCCTTTTTCCCATGCCGGACGATCTTTGAATTCAAGTTTAAACTCAAGGATACGTTCAATAATCTCTGCACGTTCAGTGCCAGTAAGAACCTTCTGGAGAATTTCGTACAAGAACTCTTGAACAACCTTTGGAGTATCACTGCGTTTTAAATCTAATCCAATGGCTTTTAATTTGCCAGGTTTGCCATCTAGATCTAATCGATTGCCTTCTAAGTCATAAATTAATACGGCATAACGTTTCTTAGTAATGAACAAACTGTTTGATGCTACTAATTCACGACCTGCTCTAATTAATTCGCCTGCTTCGCGTGGGCAATGAAACGCCTGTTCCATGAATGCAGGAAATGATTCGTTAACTTGATCAGCGATATTGTCATACAACTGAATACAAATTTCTTTGTTCCATTCCATAGTGCCCTTGGCAACTTCATCCTTGATAGCAGGCCATGCCGTGAAGTAGCATGAATCTGTATCGCCGTATATGATAGAATCACCTAAGTGATCTTTTTTACCTAAAATACACTCATTAATGTATCCTGCCATATGCTTGGCAATGCTTCTGCCAGATAAGGTAGTTGACTGTCCAATGCGCTTATCAAAGAATCGACAATGAGGATTCAAAATAGCACCATATAAACTATTAAGATTAATTTTCTTAACTAACTGTCGTTTGTCCCAGAATGCAATTTCTTTTGGATCTGTCGCTGCTTTTTTCTTAGCTTGAAGGTCTTTTCGCTCAGAGTACCATCGTTCCAGCAGTCCTGGAACTACACCCTTGCGCTCATATGTAACAATAGTACCGTTTGCTGTTAACATCCACGGTTGATTACTATTGAATATCATATTCCAAATTTCAGCAGCAGAGTGAGTTGATTTATCTCCATCTTGCCAGTCAATAGTAATTTCTATGCCACGATTTTGTTCCATCACGGCAGTATATTCTAACGAAGCAAATAGACCTTCCCATGCTACTGTTGATGTTTTGCCTTGATCTATAATATCGTTGATGTACTTGTCTGTCATTATTGGTCTTAACTGACCTATAACAGTTTCCATTCCCATATTCAACGCACGAATTGCAGATGGATACAGACTGTTAATATCAACAGCTCCAATCCAAGGATGCATGCCTTTCTTTGGAAATGCTACATAAGCACCAGCTGCTGCGGTGTCCTCTTGAGTTGATTTTGCTTTACGATTAGGTACAACTAGTCCACGTTCATGTGCTTCATTGATAATAGCTTGCTCAGTTACTGCAACAGCACCCATAGTAGTAGGTATTAGTACAGTATTTGCATGGGCAAGTTCATTTGCCAGGTCCATCAATTTTAACTTACTATCAAGCTTATGTAGAATCATTGTATCTTGTCTGTTATATTCAATGAACTTTTTAAAGTTTTGATTATACAGCTGATCTAATGTACCTTCATATTGTGTTTTGTGTTCACCAAGCTCATACTCAGCAATAGCATCTAAACTATAGCTATGTCTTTCTTCGTATGTATATTTGCGATACAATTGCATATAGTCCATATGAATACGACCAACTAAGTCATATGTTGTGCTGGTAGCGCCGTAACGTTCAAAGTCACGAGCCTTCGGATGTTGGTCCCATAAACAAAATCTACGAGTATCATCTTTGCTCAGTACACGAGTAATACGATTTACCGTATATGGAATATCGTATCCCTCACTGTTCCATCCTGACAATACATCGGCATCTTCAATCAAGTCTAAGAATGTCTTGAGCATGTCTTCTTCTTTGTCAAATACAATAGTATTTTCAAAGTCAGCAGCAATTTCTATTGCTGTTTCCATGCTCATGTGCTTAGGTGGTATTACCAATGTAACTAACTGCTCCATCCATTGTAGATAAACAGAAATAGCGGTAATAGCATTGAATGGATCTGATGTAGGTGAGTATCCTTTTTCTTTATGAAAGTCTACCTCAATATCAAAAAACGCTGCATGTAATATGGGTGCATCTTTATTTTTATAGTTTTCTTCAAGACAACGAAATACGGGGTTGATATCTGATTCGTACAGTTGCTTGCCTTGGTGCATAGCTACTTCTTTGCGAAATTCTTTTGAGTTTCGTGTAGAGAAACGGGCTACCGGAGTTCCATAGATTGATTGAAACTTACCTCTGGGATCGTCATAATAGTAGATATAACTGGCAGGATATTCTTTATAAACTCTTTTGCCATCAACTCGTTCTACTACGTGGATACGATCTGAATCCCGCGAATATAATGCGTCTACGTAACTCACTTACAGAGTTTTTCCTGTTTGTGTTAAAATAGTTTCTAACAAACTATGATCCTGCTGTTCTTTGCCAAACTCAGCTTTGTGTGCTAAGCGAATTGCTTTTTTAAGAATACCTGGCTTGATATCAAGCTCTTCTGCCACAGCCTTAATAGTGTCGTTTAATCCACCAGTAAGTGTTTCAATTTCCATCATAACTTGCATACCTTCGTTAATCATTGCTTCTAACTTTTTGGTTTGTTCGCCTGAAAATGTTCTATCTGACATGTAATTCTCCTGTTGTAAGTAACTATTATAAACTAATTATTACTTTATACAATAGAAAATGGTGAAGTGAGGGTTACTTTATCCCTCGGCCCACTACGCGGAGCAGTTCAATTGCGCGGACGCCTATACCGTTTCGTCAAACGGATCCTAAGGTGGATTCTATAGTAGGTGCATAGGGATTACGTTTGTAATCACTATCATCGCCTTCTTCTTGTTCAGGGTATACTGGGTAATTATCCATTATGTGGTTCCCAATTATAATCGATATTTACAACAGATTTATTTTGCTGTTTGTAATATGCTTTAACATCAAATTTTTCATCTTTGATCTTAATACGACTAGTATCACCACTATCAAAATGAACGGTCCAGATGTAATATTGCCCGGGCTTTAAGTCACCTTTGCTTTCAGTTAACAGGCGATTGTATACTCGCTTTGCATTTTCATATACAGCTGGATTAGTAATAACATTATATCCAGATGAAACTGCCCAGGTCAAGAAATTAGATGATTCTGAAAAATCAAATTTACCTTTGTGTTTGAGATTGCGAGTTAATCCTTTCTTAACATCTAACGCTTTATTTTTGTGAGATCCAGTGCCTGGGCCTGCTGTCTGAGCACCTTTAGCAACTAAATTTCTTGCTTTAGCACTTGCCAAATTATTATGATTAGACATACCCTTAAAAGGATCAGGTTTTTTCATTGTTATGTCTGTGTGTTGTTTCAGATTAGTCAATGGATCTGATCGTACTTTCATATTGCCTGCAATTCCTTCTTCCATAGGAGGAGCAATTTTACGTTTTTGTAACTCTTGCTGAAGTGCTTGTAATTTATTAGGAGCACGAGCAATAGCATTACGAATATCACCTGCTACATTTGACGGCAGTTTTCTTAATACATCATTAACGATTTCTTCTGCGTGATTTCGTTGTTTTCCTAATAAGGCATCTTTGCTAGGAGCATCTACCGTAGCAGGAGCGCCGTAACCGTCGCCATCATCGTCATCGTCGCCTTTGCCATTAAGTAACTTATTAATGAAATCTTCGTAATCGTGCTTATTATAAACCCAGGCCTTAGCATTCTTTGCTAGTGCTTCAGCACCCATTTTGGTACCCATTCTAGCAAGAATTTCAGGAAGATCCTTGTTAAGTTCACTAAAACTCTTAGGCATGACAAGATTATCTTTTACCATTTTGCCACGAAGGAATTGTTTCAATTCAGCAGCATGTGCAGGACTTTGTCTAGTTAAGTCATACAAGTCCGTTTGCATTTTATTAACATAGTATGTTTGAAACCAACGACTGCCAACTCCAGCAGCTACTAAACCAAAACGTTTTAGATCACCATTGTTGTCATAGTAACTTTTAGCCATCTTCTTTAATGTGGCATATAGACTAGTGATTGGTTCACCTATGTCATTGGCAATAGCCTTAACAGTAGTGTTTAAGCTAATAGACTCTTCCATAGAACCAAAACTTTGTCCTGGTCGTGGAGCACCTTTTTGTGTGCCCTTATAGTATCCACCAAATTTAGCACCTTCTTCTACACTTTCGTCATACTTGTTATACTTGTCTCTGACTTTATCTAAGTCTTTGCCTTCTCGTCCAGCTTTGGCTAATGCTTTCATACCATCTTTGCCATATTTTTCATTGCCCTTAGCAGCACGACTCATAGTTTTTTTGTCTGAGCCTTCCGCCACACCTTTCTTTCTAATGCTGAGAACATCAGTAGGATTTCCACCGCCAAACATATTACTAAAAGCATCACGAGATTGCTGCTTGGTATCAGCTTTTTTTTGCTTGGCAACTACTTTTTTACCAGTGATACCCTTAAGCATCTTGTCAAACTTTGGATCGCCCGTGGCTTCATCTACTCCCTCAGTCTTAGCTGCTGCCTTAAGATTAGCTGCGGTAGGAGCACCTTTGCTACCTGGCTTACGCATGTGTTCTTTACTGCCATGCTTGATACGATTTTGCTTAGCATGTATATTAGCCCACAAACCAGGTCCAGTTTTGCCTTCCTCTATACTTTCATCATAGTGATTGGGTTGATCCATACGATCTGCATAACCATCAGCCCATCTTTCGTGTTCTGATGTACCTCTTTGGTACGGATTTGATACTTGTTTAAAACCAGCATACCAACCTTGTTCATATGGATCATCCATGTCAGGGCCTATACCTTCAGCCATGACATCATCTGGATTAATCATTGTTACTTTTCCATGCTTGCTAGCCTTGCGTGGTTTTTTAGCTACCGCACCGGCTACATAGCTGGATAAAACTTTTTCTATGTTGTCTAATTGTCCTGGTTCAAAGCGATTAACATCTATTTTATCTATATAGTTGCCTATGCGTGATAGTGTTGCATCTGTACGTTTAGTGGAATTAACGATATCAAGTAATTGTTTGCAGCGATTTAACTGACTAGTTCTTTGTTGTTCTTCGGCGGATGAGATTTGTGGTTTACTTGGAATTTCACTAGTGCGTTTTGATTTAGCACTAGCAAATGGATTTTGGGCACGAACAGCTCCTGCTCTATTACTTCTGAAATTAGCTAATTCATCATCAAGAGATTCTGCTTCATATTCTTCAAAGTTAAACTTACTTTTCTTAAACCCAGTTGTAAGAGCATGTGCTTGCCGTCTGTTTACTAAAGTAGGACTTAATTTAAAGCCTAACTTATTTGATTTTTCATCAATCTCATGAGCTGCGTGTTCTTCATGTGACATATAGAAATCACTATCACGGTCGTAATATTGACCTACTTTAGGATCATAATAAACAACTTTGCCAGATTTTAATCTAATCGGACCTTCAAGACCTTCATGACTTAGGTCAGTATACCGTTCACGATTGATGCTAGGAACAACTGTATATCCTTCATCAACATCTTTACGATTACTTTCAAATAGATCAAACAAATTCATTATGCTTCCTCAATATAATCAGCAGACTCATCAGCAACTTTTTGTGCTTTGCGACGAGCCATGTACATTTCCAATGCCATTTCACATTCTGCTAGACTTTTAAATCGTCTAGGTAATTCTTTTCCGGCACGACGAATACGAAACCCGACACGCTCATCACCATGTATTTCAATTAATACAGCACCGCCACCACCACTAAGTCCAACTTCTTCATCAACGGGCACATGTACTGTTTTAACGGGTGCTGACTTCATGCTTTCTGGTAATGTTGGATCTGTTAACATAGCTGGTGCTTCACCAGCAGCTGGTTCCTGTGTTGGATCTTCTTCTATATCTTGCGTTTTCATGTTTTTAAGACGAGTATTAGGCTTAGATTGTAATGCTAAATCTCTTAATTCTTTTTTCTTAAGATCTAAATCTTGTTTCTTTTTAGCAAGCAAATCCCTATCTTGTGCCAGATCAGCTTCAGCAGAGTGTAGATAGTCAGCTAAACTTGACTTAACTTTTGACAGTACATCTTCTTCCATCGTATCTTCGGCAAATTCAACGCCACCTACCATAGGTGTAACATCTTCACTAACTTTTCTTAAATTATTAAAAAGCACAGGTTTCTTTTGCTTAGTTTCTGTAATAGGTTTACTATCCTTTGGAGCAATACGCCCTTCTAGGATAGCTAACCGTTCGATTATACTGTACATGTCATTTGTCATTATGCCCTAGATTCCTTCAAAAAACTTGATATCATCCAGATAAACTTGTTTGTGGCAGTTAATCTTTCAGCGATAAAATTTGCTATGTCTTGCTTATTTTCTTGTGTAGCAGCAGCAAAACATTCATTAAGAAGTTCAATCATAGTGTGGGAATCATGCAATAATTCTTTTAGCATCAATTCAGCACGTGGGATCTTAGTTTGGTCTGGTATACGTGATAATTCATTATAACGTGTAAGGCTACCAGGTGCGTATTCATCTAGGGTTCTGATCATTTCAGCTATAGCATCCACAGCTTCATATGCATCTTCGTAAACTTTTTGCAGAAACTTGTGGTATTGATAGAAGTCTTTTCCCTCCACATTCCAATGGAAATAGTGAGCCTTCAAATAATAACTGAAGTCACTGGCTAATAAAGTTTTCATTAAGTCTGATAGCATCACTTGTTCCGTTTATATGTTTTATAAGCATCCGGCGTATTAGGCGTTGGATTCTCATTATTAGTATATTTAGTGAAAAACAAACTATCTCCAGGAATTCTTTTCTGGACAGCACCTAGCGCAGCAGATACAGTGGCAATACTACCCGAACTGGTAGAACCAGATGATGCTTCTTCTTTAAGATCTACCGGCTTATAAAATGTCATTATACTATCCTAAAATGCGTGTTATCTATAACTTCAGCTGGACCATATTTCACAATTAAACTACCTACTTTTAATTTGGCTAAATTAGGTGACAATAACTCATAATATAGCTTATAATTACCTGGTTCCGCTTCTATTTGTAAATTCTCTTCTAGAGTACTATCGGTCCAGATCCAAGTTCTTTCACTAAACAGTTCATCATTGACATACAATCGGTAAATAGGGCTTAATCCTTCCCATTCACAGTCAATATTACTCAGTATGCGGACAAATTGTTTAGCCATACTGTATTTAGTGGATTATTAATTAACGGTTATTCTGCGGGATATGTATTAATGCCTATGCCCTTTACCTCTGCCACACCAGTCTTCTTTACCTGGGCAGTCTGCTTGAATGCGCGATTATATCTATCACTATCCTGTTTCTCTGGGTCACTGATAATTTGATCAGGGTTACTTTTATGTTTTTGTGCCCGTTGTGTTAGGTTAGCAGCCAATGCATCTACTCCTGTAAAACGAGCAGCAAACTTTAGCTTTTTCATAAATGCTATATCTTCTGGACTTTCTGGTTGAGTATATGCGTTTACTTTGAATACAGGAGTTTTACTTGATGCTCTAGGCACATCCTTGACTGCTGTTTCCCAGCGTAATGCTTGTGGCTCTGATGGAATATCCAATCTTTTAAAATATAAACTACTATTTGTTTTTATGTCTTGTACCCAAAAATCTCCACCAACAGGGATTTTATCGGCAAGTCTATGAATATTAGAGGTTGCTTCTAGTAGCCCATTTTGCATTATGGGACCTATCTGCCTGGTTGCTGCTCTGATAGCAGCGTGATCATTTTGATAAATTATCCAACCATTATGCTCATATTTGAAAATTTCAGTATGCCGATGTTGAGTATTTTCATCAATCTGATTTTTCAAGAAAGTATCAGCCAGTTCCTTACACCTTTGCTCTAATTTTTTATTCTTTGTAATAAGAATTTTAAAATCATTATTATCACGATGCTGCGTTGGATCTTTATATCCGCAATAGGCTATTTTTACCTGTTTATTATTAAGTACTTCGGTGCAGGTTATTTCTTTTATATCACCGGTATCTTGGTTACACGGACTTAAAGTAGTAACCACAATACAGTCAGGTGGCAATTCACCATATTTCTTTTCATAGTTATCTATAGCGACTCGTTCAGCATGTATTCGCTCATTGCCGTATAGATAGTTTACACCTGTGGCTAATCTTCCGGTAGGATCAATTACGGCAGCAGCTACCATGCCATAAAATTCAGGTGCTTCTTCTTGCCCCTTGATGACTTTTTCGCATAGATCATTTAATAGACTATCTAGCTTATCACGGCTGAATTTTAACTTATTATCAGATTTTTTTGTTATAAGAATTTTAGCAGATGATTCAGTTAGCCCTTGCTGATCTAATATTTTGGATGTAAATTTATAATCAGAGAACTTTAATTGCAGCAAAGTATTAAAGTGTGCTAGTTCTGATGTTGAATTAAAGAAATAAATTTGGCTCATTGAATCACCAGATAAAGTTCCGGATTCAGGAAATCGCTTTGTAAAACCATCAATATCAAAATAAACATACTGACTATCAATTTTTACTAACTTATGTTGATTATTAAAATATGCTGTGTTAACATATTTTGATATAGGGGTAGATTGTATACTTGCGTATATATATGATTTTTCAACCTTAGGATTTGGAGTTTTATATAAATCTAAGAAAT